CCTACCGGGATCCCCCGGAGGACAAGGAATTGTCCGAGTCCCGCGCCAAGCAGTTCGCCATCTTCGACGCCCAGCCGAAAAGCCCGCAGCAGGCCATGATCAAGTTCGCCCACATCCGGCAAATGGTGGGGGCGCACAAGCCGCTACTGATTCAGAATTCACGGCTCAAGGCGGAAGTCGCCCGGTTGCAGGCTGAACTGGACGGGAAGACCACGAAAGAGCCGCAGTCTCACCGCCGGCCAGGTGGCACCGAAACCGCTGGAGGTGAAGAGTCCTGGGAACAGGCCGCGGCTAAAGAGTTGGGGAACGTGACATGAACCTCACCCTCCTGCCCGACCTCATCTACCCCGTCACCGGGGCGCAAATCAACGCGCTCATGGATGACGTGGTGAAGCTGAACCTCGTGGACGCTGGCCTGACATATCGCGACCAGGATGCTATTGACATCATGCTGGACTGCTACGAAATCAAGGCCAAGAGCTTGGGAGCGATTGACTACACCGGCTTGGAAGGTCATCGGCGGCTGCATGAGGACGCCATGAGATTGATCAATGACGGCAACCCCATTATGACCCGGCATGGGGACATGACGGCGGCACATGTGGCCATCGGGTATCACGACGCCCAGATTTGCCTGAGAGACGCCGGAATGACACTCCTGACGAGCAACCGGGACGATCTTTTGAATCTCTCCAGAGACATCCTTCAGCTTCCCAAAAGAACGGAGGCTCGCATGGCTTTGTTCTTGAGGTATCTGAGAAAGAAGAAGCTATGAACGAAAACGCCACCATTGAAGACCGGACGCTGGCACAGGCCATGCAGGTAGCGGAGCAACGCGAGTTTGATCTTCAGCGTGTAGCCCAAGTCGTCCCCAGCGACTGGGATACCGTCATCCTGGCGCACGAAATAAACCGATTGCGCTCTGAGCTTGAAAAGGCCAAGGCGTGGGAAAGCGTTGCCAAGCGGTTCCACGACACGGCTACCGAAGAAAATCCGTGAGTTCCACTTGACGCCGGTATAGCCTTCGTCTATCTTCAGGCGTGACTCCTGGTTTTCACTTTAGGGCCGTCTTCGATCAACGTCAGTCTTCGACTGCCGGGAGTCACATCCGATTGAAGACGGCCCGCCTTTCTTTATGAAAACACCCACCATCAACCCCGCGTTCCAAGCCCTCATTCCACCTCTGCAACCGGAAGAACTGGACCAGCTTGAGGCCAACCTTCTGGCCGACGGCTGCCGTGATCCTCTGGTGACGTGGAAGGGGGTGTTGGTGGACGGGCACAACCGAATGGCCATCTGCCAAAAGCACGGCAAGTTTTTCGAGGTGGTGGAGAAGAGCTTTCGAGATGAAGACGAGGTAAAGGTATGGATCATCCGAAACCAGTTCGGTCGTCGCAACCTGACGCCATACTGCCGGGCGGAACTGGCCTTGAAGCTGGAACCGCTCTTGAAGTCCAATGCCAAGGAGAACATCGTTGAAGGTGGGCGGTTGGGTGGAAAGTCTGAAGGTAAGGGTTTGACAACATTGTCAAAGGCTTTCGATCCAGTCAACACCCGTGCCGAATTGGCTACTGCGTCTGGAGTGTCGGAAGGCACCATCGCCAAGGTTAAGATCATCGAAGCCCACGCCAGCGAAGCCACAAAGGACAAGCTCCGAAAAGGCGAAACCACCATCAATAGGGAGGCCAAAGAGATCAACCGAGAAATCAAAAGAGCGGCTTTTGAGGTGAAGGTAGCATCGGCGAAATCGGCTCCCCGGTCGCAACTGATTACCGGGCCTTTCGATTTGATTTTGGCCGATCCTCCGTGGCGCTACGAGCACTGCGAAGCCGACAACCGCGAGATCGAGAACCAATACCAGACCGCTACGATTGATGAAATTTCCAAACACAAGAAGCATCTGAACCCGAAACAGGACTGCATTCTTTTCCTCTGGGCCACGGCCCCCAAGCTGTCCGAAGCCATGACGGTCATGGAGCGGTGGGGGTTCAACTATCGTTCCTGCGCTGTTTGGGACAAGCAGGTCATCGGCATGGGATATTGGTGGCGGATTCAGCATGAGCTACTGCTGGTGGGGGTGATGGGAAAGCCGAGTTGCACCCCGGAGCCCGCCCGCATTTCAAGCATCTTCTCTGAGAGACGTGGAACGCATTCCACCAAACCCCAGTGCGTTTACCAGTGGATCGAACGCGCCTTCCCGGACTCGGTAAAACTCGAAATGTATTGCCGTCAACCGCGACAGGGATGGGCGGCGTGGGGCAATGAGTGCTAACAACTTCAACGAGGATTTGAAGTGGAGTGAGACGCAGCACCAAGCCGATTGGTGGGAACCGTATTACCGGAAAGCCTTCCCCCTGCTGTCATCCATTGAGCGAGTTCCAGGACCGTCTGCGGCGCAACGTGCGGGCATAGACAAGTTCGTGATCTTGGCCGGTGGTAAGCGGATTGCGGTAGATGAGAAGGTTCGGAGGACACGCCCGCCGACTGACATCGCGTTGGAGATTGAACATGTCCCAGTGAACGGAGCATCGCCGTGGCCGGGATGGGTGGCCAAGGATTCCCAGTTCACGGATTATCTGGCCATAGGTTTTGCGGCCTATCGCACGGCGTTCTTTTTTCCATTCGTGAGCTTGCGCACCGCATGGCTCAGGCACGGTGAATGGTGGGTGAAAGAATACGGGATTGTGAAGTCACCCAATCCCAGGGACTGCCCTCGATACCACACTTGCAACGTCTGTGTGCCCACGGAAGTCCTGATGGGCTGTTTGCTGGACGCGATGCGAGTCGTGCTATGACTCCAGCACGGCGGCGGGTTCGGGCAGGGGGTGCGCGGTGTTTCCGAATTCGATGCCTTCTTTTTCGGCGGATTCGATCTCTTCGATGATGTGCGCCAGCGACTCCACGTCGGCGGTCAGGCCGTCGGGCAGTTCCTCGGCCAGTTCCTTGAGGTTTTCCAGCGTCTCGGCGGGCGTGTTGCCCGTGGCTACTAGCCAACCAATAGCCTTTTCGCCTTCATCGTCAGGCGGGATGCAATACTGCCCGTCGTGGAAGCAGCAAGAGGCTATCTTGGCGTGAGGGATCAAGTCTTCGGTGAGTTCGAAACATTCCCAACCCTTTCGGTTGCTCTTCACTTTGAGAATCGTCTCGACGGTGTATTGGCAATCCGGGACTGGATCAACCAATTCTCCATGCGCTCCCGCCAAGACGATCTCGGAGATGTTTTTCCATGCCATCAACTGTGACCCTGTGGACGGCAAGCCACCGCGCATGGTCGGGTCGGTGAAGTATGCCTTTCCGGTGTCCTTCTCAATGCGGATTTCGCTGGAGAACTCATTGGCTACGCCGTGGGCCTTGAAGACGGGCGACAGCGCCTCCATGACCTCCTGAATCTGTTCCGGCATGTCCTCGCGTTTGGTGACGGCAGAAAGGTAAGCCGAGTCCTTCCACTCAAGGCCGTTGAGCATGAGGGACGGCCACTGACCAAGAACGCTGTAGGTATCTCCTCCGATTTCCAGGTCTGTTTCAATCGAATCGCACACGAGAAAACGCATGGGCAGGGGACCGAACTTCAGGCTCCACTGGTCAAGCAGGGAAGCGTCGGATCGGTAGTTTCGCCAGTGCGTCGTTTCACAGTTACCAGACCAAAAAGCCTTTCCGTTTCTCCTAACAAATATTGAATGATGAGGATTTACCTCAACGTCATAAACCCATCCAGAATAATGAACTTTCTTGCATGACTTTTTTGTGTACAAAGATATGTCCTTGTGTCGGTCAAACATGGACACGGCATAGGAAGGTCCAGAATCCCTAAAAGGAACTCCATTCTTGTTGTTGTGTGGCTTGGACTCGTCACGCTCTGCAATCGTAGCGCACTTTCCTGTTTTGAATACGGCTTCCTGAACGTCTCCCGCTAGGCCGATAGAAACAGTGTAAAACCTGACATAATCCTTGGCTCTGCTTCCATCTCCTTTTTCGTAGCTCTCAAGGAACCAACCAATCTGTTCGGGAGTAGAATCCAACACATAACGAGGAATTCTCTTGCGATGCGAACAGTGTTTGTAGTTGTCCAGATTGCATGTTACAGAGTCGTAGCAGGTTTTCTCCAACTCCATGAACAACGCCTTGTCATAAATGCTGAATCCGTTTTCTCCTTCTCGTTGGGCGTTATACCCCATCGCATCTATTAACTTCTCAATCTCTTCATACTTGGATGGGTTAGCAGCCTTCGACTGAGAAATCGTGATTCGGTACTTGTCTTTGTTTGGACCCGTGAGATTAACGCATCCCTCGCTCACAAACCACCCCAAAAATGAAAACCAATCCCGACTGCAAATGAGTCGTGGCTTGCTGATTCCACGGTTAGCGCATTGAACTCCTGGAACGGTAAAATCTGGAAGGTATTTCCCTTCCCATTTCAGGTAACGGGGAATGTGAAGGGAATAATAATTGGCCACCTCAAAGGCTGGTCTGTATTTCCAACGCGGCATTTCCTCTCCTGACTTTGACCAAAAGCAATGAGTTGGAGTCACCAAAGCGTCGAGAGATTTGCTTGAGAAATGAAGCATCTCCCCATCGTGCCAACGCTTTATGTAAGCACTCGGAGTTTTGAACTCAAGACATCTGGTTTCCATGTCTGCCGTGGCCACCTTGTCTTGTTCAGTCAAAGACTCAAACCGCTTCCATCCCGTGTCGGTAAGAATTTCGGTTTGTTCATCGAAACAGTCCCCCCGCCACCGGCTGATTTTGATGAACTTGTCCTCTACGTCCCGGAGGTGTTCGCGCAGCGCCTCGACGCCCACTACCACCGTGTGCGGGAACACTTCCAACCCCGTCTCCTTCAGGATGCGGGCGAACTTCTCGCGGTTGAGTTCGATGGAGTCACCGGTGCCGGACCCCCAGACGGGGATGCCTTGGGAACGTAGTTCAACCTGAAGGTCGGAATGCTCGATGTCGGGAAACACGAACACGTCCGCGCCCTTTCGTTTGGCTTCAAACACCCCGGACACGCGCTCAAGGTTGCGGTCCTCGAATCCGTCCCCGATGCAGCCCTTGGCGATGTGCGAGAAGCCTTCCTCGAAGGGGGAGAAATAGAAGACGTGTTTGAAGTCTTCGGCCAGTCGGAGGGCCAATGGCAAAAAAAGACCATGATCCACAACGCAAGCAATGGTATCTGATACAGGTTTCATTCGTCGTCCTGTTCTTCTTCGGGGCCTTCCCCATCCACCCAGCCTTCGGGGGTCATTCTTCGTCCCCTCCAAGGCTCTTCATGCGGCTCTTGGCCTGTTCGCCCTGGCGCTGAATGTCCGCGAACGCCCCGGCGTCCTTGCGGCGTTGTTCCCGAACGAACGCCTCGCCGTCCTGCTTCAGCTTCTGGCGGTGGGCCATCTCACGCTGTTTGTGCTCAGCGGCCTGTTGCTTGAGCTTCATCTGGCCCTGCATCATTTGGGCCTGAAGCTTGGCCATGGCGGCGGGGTCTTGCCCGTTGCCCTGCGCGCCGGCCTGGGCGGACTTCTGGGCGGCTTCCTGTCCGCGTTGCGCCAGGCCCTTGACTTGGTTCATCAACTGGCCAAGCTGGTTTCCCATTTGGCTGGCAAGCTGCTTCTCTTGGGGGTCCTGGGCGAGTTGGGCGATGAGTTTTCCGATGTACTGGCCCACCTGACCCAAGCCTTGGGCCTCTTCCGGTGTGGCCATGTTGTTCCGCTGCTCGATTTGGACGATCTTCCCGGCCAGCAGGGGCAGGATGGTCTGCACTTGGTCAATGACGGGCAGGCCCTCGCGTGGGGCGATGGGCACGCCTTGCATGAGCGTTCCGAAGGAGAACTGGGCGTCTCGTTGGGCGTCATTGAGCCCGCGTTTCTTGCCCAGAGGGACCAATCGGGCCGCTTTTCGAGAGTCTCCAGTAACCGTCAACACTGCTTCATGCAGAACTTCCTGTTGGGCGGTGGGGTCTAACATTGGCTTCAATGCAATCAATTCCTTGGCCGCCGCCTGTGCCGCCGTCGGGTTGCCCATGCCCAGGGGCGTCACCGGCTCGATGTCCCATTGGGTCACGTCCAGCCATTGCCGGGGGATGCCCGCCGCCTTGGCTCGGCGCTGGAATGCCATGATATCGGGGTCCTTGCTGTTGGGCAGGCAGAACCGCCGGCAGATTTCGATGTCGGCGAAGCTCTCATACTTGAACGCCTTCATCAGCAGGCCGGAAAGCATGGCGTTCACCTGTTGCACCTTCACGCTGGTCTCGAAGGCGGTCTGTTCCTTTTGGGTGCCGGTATCGGTCTGCTGGGTGTAGGTGCTGCTGGCTTCCTGTTGAAGCTGCTGCAACTGAGACATGGCCATTTCAACAAGGCCAGAGTCAATCTGGTGACGTTGCTCTCGGGGCACGATCTGGACGCCTTCTCGCACCACGCCAAGGTTTCCGAATTCCTGCACCGCCGCCCGCGCCTTGTCGGCGGGGTCGGTCAACCTCAGCCAGACATTGAAGTTGTCGTGGACGTGTTGAAGCAGTCGGCACCGAGTCAAATTGGTGTAGAATGTCGGCTCCAGCAGAGCGAATCCCAAGGACCGGACGGAATGGAACTTGAACGGGGCGTCCGTGCTCAGGTCGCCGTACTGGCAATGAATCAGGTGCTTCCAATGGTCCGCAATCGGCTCTTCAGACTGCCAGAGGAAGTCATCCGGGGGCGTGCCCCGCACCGCGCCTGTCTCAGGCACGATCCGCAAGAACCACTTGTTTGGCCCGTCTTCGGTCAGGTCCTCGAAAAAGAAGTGCCAGAGCGGTATCCCCGGCATGGCATCGCTGGCGTAGTAGCCGCCATCCTGTTTGATGAGTTCGGCGAACTTCTCGGGGCTGGTCTCAATGTCGTAGTGGTTGGGGGCGGATTCCCAGTTGATCTCCTTGTAGTTCTTCACCATGTCCACCACCGCCTTCTTGTCCCAGCCGTTGGCCTTGCCCGGTCTGAATGCCTCTTTAATCAACTCGAACGGCGTGTAGATGTGCCGGACGGCATACCATCCAAGATTCTCGAAGTCCAGCGTGGTGTCGGTCGGAATCCGAAGGTCCGACATGGGGACAAATTTTGGACACCACTCGTCGGCGTGCGGCCAGCGCATCGCCCCGACGCCGTGTGTGACTACAGAGGACCACCTTGAGTTGTGAAGCTCGAAATACTTGAGGGACTTGCGCAAGGGACGGTTGATCTCCTTGGTAATGAACTCCTCCCATTCGCTTTGGTGCTCTGCCGGGGCGTAGGGAAGCTTCACCTTGAAGAAAGTCTCGCTGCTCAAAAACGCCGTCAGATATTGGCGGCGAGCGTGAGCAATGGTGTTCATTAGTTCACCCCAATTGATATTTATTTTCAGTCCTACAGAATCAGCTTCTTCTTTGGTAAGAGGTGGAAACGCATTGGCTGCGTTGTTGACCTTAACACGGTTATCTCCCCTGTTTTTTTCAACTTCATCCCCGGCTCGGATTGTAGCCAACACCCGGCTTGCATCTGAAAAGTTCACAGTAGTTCCTTCCGTTGCCAGCAAAAGCTGGGCATTTTGTTCAATTTGTCTTTGCTGACGTGCCGTCGTAAAACACTGGCGGGCGTCCACACTTTAAGAGCCAAACAGCACTGGCACACCCGGCAAATGTGCAATTGATCGTCATGCGGGGTCTTCAGCGACATGCGGTTCTTCTCTTCCAACTCTTTCGTAATCCAGCGGGCCACCGGCTCCTTCAGGTGGCGCGACCACCAACCCGGTTCTACGTTTTCCAGACAGGGCTTTCCGTCGTTGCCCTGGACGCAGCAGTCGGCCCGGCATAGCGCGACCAAGCAGTCCACCGGGGTCTCGCCGCCGAGCCAGTCGGCTAGGGCCTGAGCGCCGGTGATGTCATTTTTGATTTCGGTCAGCACATTCATATCACACCTGTACTCCGCACCCGCGGCATGGCGAGACTATCGGGCTGGACGGCCCGAACGAGATGTTGCCCGCCGCTTGGTCGTTGCAGAGACACCACTGGGCCATGTTGCCCAGACGGGCGCAAGTGTATTGGTCCACGTCCTCAAGGGCTTCCCGCACCGAAGCGCGGGGCCGGCCGTTGGACGCCCGGTAGGCCGCCACGCGCCGCGCCGTGTCTTCGATCATGGGGGAAGAGCCGAACTTGTGGCCGTCGGGCTCCAGGTAGGGGTAGCCTCCGGGGGGCGTTACCTCGTATGTTTTCAACCTACAGGGGTTAGGCATATTTCAGCAGTTTCGACCGAATGGTGTCCTTCCACTTCTTGGCTTCCTCAGCGAAGAAATCGTCCTCTTCCTTGTCGGTGACGACCGAGTTGCTCAGTTGTCCGATCTTGAAGCCGCGCTGGCGTGCGCCTTCCAGGGCTACGCAAAGTGCATCGGCTTCGTTCGGACTCTTCAGTCCCCGGTCCTTCATTTCGTCCTTGGGCTCAACCTCGATCTTGTTGCCCGCCACCGTGTCGTATTTGCGCCCGCACATTTCAAGCATGATGCTCTCAGGGAAATCGCGCATCTGGCCCGCCTCGATCACGTAGCGCACTGAGAACCACGCCTCAGACACGAATTTCGAGTAGTGCTCATCGCACCGCTTCAGGCGCTTGGTCGTGATTCCAAAGGTGTCGGACTCATCAACGAACAGGCCCGCCCGCACCGGACGCGGGGTAGGCTTCCCGCCGCTGTCCACCGGAATAGGCGACCTACCCTGGGGGAAGCGCCGCGAGAATGCAAAACCCATCGTTCCCTTGCCGTAGGGGTCGTAAAAGCAGTTCTGGAATGGGATTTTCTCTCGTTCAAGGTCCTCAAACACCACGTCGGCAATCTGGTCTTCCACCGACTTGTCTTTCGATACGTTCAGCTTGATCTGTTTCCATGACGCCACGCGGATGATCTCGACACCGGCAACGTCCTCACCCCATTCGATGATCACTTCGATGCAGGCATCCCCACCGCCGTAGGACGGATCAATGCCCATTACCTTGGTCGTGGGCTTCCCGGACCAAATCACCTTCCCAAGCGCCCCATGCTCGCGGCACAACATTCGGGTGATGACGCGCTTCACCGCCATGTCAATCCGCATCACGCCTTTGACTTGGCTGTAGTACTCCGGCGAGTCCGCGCCCCAATCGTGAGCGATGCGTTCGGCGAACCGGGGGCCAATCAGCTTGGGGTAGGGCTCTTTCTCTCCTTTGTCTGCGGCTCTGAAGTTCGGACTGTCAGTACCCACCAAGTTGACGCATACCCCGCCCAAGTGCCGGGTTTTCCAGGTAGTAGTGGCGGTGGGCTCGCCAATGCTTCCCCAACCCTCTTTGGGTTCTGCGGCGGTTCCAAGCTGGTCGTCAGGGTCGTGCTTGGGGTTGCCGCTGCCGATGATCTTCACGTTGCCGTTTGAAAACAGGTTTGGCCAAGAATGAATGAACGTCTCGGCCATGAATTGAAGCTCGTCCGCAAGGAAAATTATGTTTTCCTGCTTGGTTCCGGCGAGCTTTCCAAGCCCCACCCAACGCCCCCCGGTGTAGCAAGGCTTTCCAATGATGCCCCTTCTGAAGTCCCGCACGTCACCCTCTTCAATGTTGTCGCTGGAAATGAATCTTCGGTGTTCGAGCAGGTTCCCAGACAACCAAGGGTATCGGTCCCGGCCCTTCTCCCAGAGCATTTTGATCTCACCGAAAACGCCCGTGTCGAGCTTGTCCATGTCAATGGTGGACACCACTATCAGCGTGTTTTCGGGGGACATCCAGTACCTGAGCAACACGTATTCCGCAGCATGGCTTGTTTTCTGGGAAGAAGCGCAGCCCATCATAATCGTGATGTCGTTGGCGATGAAGTTCCGGTAGAGCAAATCGGTCCATTCGTGCCGATAGCGTTCGGGCCAGATGAGCTTTCGGGCCGCCATGAAATGGCCGAACAGGCCGAGACCGCACTTCTGGCCTTTCGCGTTCAGCCAGTGGCCGCCGGACACGATGGCGTTGAACTCTATGGCCAAGTCCGACCATGTGTCTGGATACAATGTGTTATACGCGGATTTCACTTAACGGTTGACTTTTAACGCGAATAGGCGCATGTCAACTGGTAGCCTTTTGGCTTGAAAATGTCAACAGATATGATTTTATGAGCCCAACACCTTGCACGCCATGTTGCACGACCCCGCAAACGGTGAACATTCCCGGTATCCCTGGCGCGACGGGTCCGATTGGTTTGACCGGGGCGACCGGGCCGCAGGGGCCTGCCGGGCCGGGGGGCGGGACGCTGGCCGCGCCGGTGGCGATCTACGGGGTGGGTGCGCCGCAAGAACTGGACGTGGCGTTTGCGATGATGCTGTCCAGCCAGATCACGCTGGCGACGGCGGGGACCTACCTCATTTTTGCTCGGCTCAGGGTGGATGTGAATGACGCCATCTACGCCGCCAACCAAATCATCACGGCCAAGCTCGCTCGGGTGAACAATACGCCCGACGATTTGTGGACCCCTCAACCTACCCCCGTGACGGCCTATCTTGGGCTGGACACAATGACGACCAGAACCTACACCCTTCCTATCATCGTGCTTCCGTTCTTCGCCTACACCACTGCGACCGTAGGGGACGAGATTCAGCTTCAGGCGAACATTACCGCCCAGCCTGACAACCATGCTGGCGGCGGCGCGGTGTGGGCCAACGAGTCCGATCTAGTGGCCCTCAAACTCTTCTGAGCATGGGCGTTGACTTCAAGCCGGTTGATTTGTTCGATTTCCTGGAGGACTTCGACGGCGGGGTGAACCAGACTCGATCGCCGCTGAAGCTGCCCCGGACGACCCTCTCCGGGGCGGTCAACGTCACCGTTCGGGATGACTTCGCCCACCATCGTCCGGTTTACGTGAAGCGGACTCTCAGTTTCGAGACGCCCGCTGTGCAGGCCGCTTTCGAGTCGGGCAAGTTCCAGGGGCGGGAGTTCTACATTCCCGACAACGGCCCCCAGGGGCTGGTGGTGGCGATTTCAGGGGTGCTTTACGATTGCAGCATCAACGGCGTCACCATCATTGTCCGGCAGGTTTCCGATGCGGCCACCCATCAAGACGCCAACGCTGACCAGCATTGGCTGGTTCCGGCTGAGAAGTGGATCATCTGGAACGACGGCATCAACAACCCGATATTCTTCAACGTCAACTTCCCAAGCTGGGGCGGGGTCACTGACCCAGGGGGGAAGAAGTGTGTCCGGTCGAACTGGGCAAGGTCCATCGGGTATGCCACCAGCACCACCGCGAGCTTCATCATTCCCGCCGTCAATAGCACGGTGCTGGCGGTGCCTTTTTCCGCCGTCACGAATCTCTACGTTGGAAGTGTCATCACCATTGGCACGTTCGGCATGTTCGCCGTGCAGAAGATCACCGGTCTGAACGTGGACTTGATGAACGTCAACGCCGGACCCATCGGGGTTGAAATCCCTACCACCTCAATGGTGACTTGGGTGAACCAAATCGGATTCCAGTTGCCGCCGGGGCGCATGGGGGTCTATGGGCGTGGCCGGGTATGGATCAGCCTGATTGACGGCAAGCAGTTCCTGGCCGGGGACATCCGGGGCGGGGCTTCCGGCACGCCCGCCCAGAACTACCGGGATGCCGTGCTCTACATCACCGAGAACCTCTACATCGTCGGCGGGGGGACGTTTTCGGTGCCGGGACCCTTGGGCAGTATTTCGGCCATGCGGTTCATTGCCAACCTCGACATGTCGCTTGGCCAAGGGCCGCTTCAGGTGCTCACCGCGACCAACGTGTTTTCCTGCAACGCCCCCGTGGACCGCCTGACGTGGCAGTCCATGACCAACCCGATTTTAACCGAGGCCCTCATTACCAACGGCGGTAAGGGGCAGGACTCTACCGTCGTTGAGAACGGTGACTTGATGTTCAGGTCTATTGACGGGCTTCGGTCTTTGATTCTGGGCAGGCGGGATTTCAACGTCTGGGGGAACACGCCCATCAGCGAAGAAGTGTCTAACGTGCTGGGTCTGGACGATCCGGGACTACTGCGGTTCGCCTCAGCCATCGTGTTCGACAACCGATACTTGCTCACGACCCACCCCATTGCCGGGCCGCATGGGGTGTTTTGGAAGGGCCTCGTGCCCCTTAACTTCGATCCGGTGTCGTCCCTGCGGGGGAAGCTGCCCAGCGTCTATGACTCGGGCATCTGGAACGGGCTGAACGTCCTGTCCCTCGTGCTGGGCGACTTCAATGACGTGGAGCGGGCTTTCGCCTTCGTCTGGAATGACAACATCACCGCCATTGAGCTTTGGGAGATTTTGAAGGACAACTACGCCAATCTGGCCGACCAGAACGGGGCTACGTCCATTCCCATCACCTTCCGTTTCGATTCCGCCTCGCTCAAGTTCGGGCAGGAAGACATTCGGGGTCGTCAACTATTGCGCCTGCTGGACGGCGAGATTCAGGTGGAAGATTTGGTTGGGACCGTCTGTTTCGACGTATACTACAAGCCGGACCAATACCCGGCGTGGATACCGTGGTTCGCGTGGTGCGAGTGTCAGGACACCACCCCGCCCAACAGCCAGCCGGGGTTTCGTCCGCGCATGGGACTGGGCGAGCCTTCGGCCAACGTGTACGACGCCAGTAACAACCGACCCTTGCGCGAAGCCTACACGTTCCAAATCCGCATCGTTATCCAAGGCCATTGCACCTTCGTCGGTGCCCGGTTCAAGGCCGTCACCATCCCGCAACCGTCGTTCGCGCCGCAGTCGGTGCGGCCATTCTGCCCAGTGCCATGATTGAGGCGCTACCATGTCGGGGGTGCGGCGCGGCCATCATCGCCTTGCCGGATGACCCGTATCTCGCCACGCTCACCGGGGACCCG